CGCGGTTGGCCTTGGCGGCGAAGGTGGCGGATGTGGTGCCGGTGAATGTGGCCACGGAAGATCTGCACGACGTGATGGCGCGGCTGAAGATCGTGCAGGGGTTTGATGTTGGCATGGAAATGAGCGGCAATCAGGCCGGGCTTGATCAGATGATCGAGGCGATGGTGATGGGCGGCCATATTGCGATGCTGGGGATTCCGCCAGGAAAATCACCGGTTGATTGGAGCCGGATCGTGTTCAAGGCGATCACCATCAAAGGCGTTTATGGCCGCGAGATTTTCGAGACCTGGTACAAGATGATCGCGATGTTGGAAAACGGTCTGAACGTGCGCGGGGTGATTACGCACCGCTTTGGTGTCGATGAATTTGCCACCGGGTTTGAAGTGATGCGGTCGGGCGTTTCGGGCAAGGTGGTGCTGGACTGGGCTTAGGTGTCGCACAGTGCGACACTTGGCGCGGCACAAAGAATCAATGGGTTAGACTGGGGTATTAACCCATTGGTAACTTTTGCGCGGTTTTGACTTGGCGCAGATTGGGCTGCAGCACGGCGCGAACCGTACGGTTTTGTCTGCTGACTATTTTGTGGAAAGCACCTTTGGAGGCGGGTATCGGAATCGAACCGATCTACATGGATTTGCAATCCAGCGCATAGCCTGCCTGCCCACCCGCCAACCTGTTGCGTTCATTAGTTTTCATTTTCGCCCCCGTCAAGCGTTATCAGATAATTATCAGTTTACGTTTTGTGCGGTATCTGTTCACGCCCGCTTCAAACGTGCCGCCCGCGCTTGCATGATCTGCCGCGCCTCGCCCGCATACTTGCGCACCATCGAAAGCGATGCGTGTCCGCTATAGGCGGCAATCTCGCCGTCACTGCATCCGGCCCATGCCAATTCCATCACGCCGCGATAGCGCAGCGCATGCAGATCATGCTCAAACAGCCCCAAGCGGTGCCGCTCTGCCCGCATGATTGACGCCATGTTGTGATATTGCATTGGCATGCCGTAGGCGTTGCGCAGGATCGTGTCAGCAGGGGTGCAGGGCGTCCAAAGCCGCGCATCATCCAGCGCCGCCCGCAGCGCCTCGGTGCAAGGCAATGTCAGGGCAACGCCCGTTTTGCTCTGCACAAGCCGCAGGGTGTCGCCGTCATAGTCGCCCCATTTGAACCGGGTAAGATCCGCAGGCCGCTGCACAGTGCCAACGCCAAGCTCAAAGATCAGCAGGGGCAGGGCGGTTGCTTCGGCGCGAAACTTCGCTACGGCCTCATCCGTCCACGGCACATGCGTCCGCTTTTTATGCTCGGGCGTCTTGATCCGGCGCACCCCCTTAGCTGGGTTTGTCGTAAGCCACCCCAGATCTATCGCATGTTCACACAGAACCGACATGACTTGCGGAATGTAATTTGCGAACCGCACCCGGTCCTTGTTGGCCTCCATCGCCGCCAGCACATCAGACCGCTTTAGGCGGGTCATGTCCTTTTCAGCGTTCTTTTGCAGTAGGTAATCCATCACCCTTTGATAATCGTTGCGGGTGACAGTGCGCAGGTTTGTGAACCTATCCGACGCGCGATAGCTGGCAATCAGCGCCGCCCAATTGGTGCGGCCCACTGGCCCCTTGCCCGCCATGATTGCCCAATAAGCCGCATCGAAAGCAGCGGTGCCAAACTCTGCCGCAATCGGGGTGTATCTGCCGCCCTTGCGAAAATACCACCGCCCCTTGTGCTGCCACAGGTAACGCTTTGGCTTGGCCTTCACCATTCCATTGCCCCCCCGCCCACGTCCTCGCCCCGGATCACGCGGCGCAGCTCGTCAACGTCGTAACGCTCAATCCCGCACAGCGCGCGCGGGGGCGGCAAAGTGCCTGCGGCGCGCAAGGCTCTGAATTCGGAAACCTTCAATTCTAGCATCCGCGCTGCCGTGGTTTCGGAAACGAAAAGCGGCTCAATCTTTGCCATCACCACCCCCACAACAGAGTATATGATTTGAAGTTTCCCGGCCCATTTCTGACAGTATCAAAAATCCAGCCCTTACCCCGCAACGTCTTGATTGCCCGCTGGATTTTATCCACCGATACGCCAAACTCATCTGCCATTTCTTGTTGGCTAAGCACTATGTCTGCAACAGATCCGGGTGCAGAAAAATCTGCCAGAAAACGCCAAAATAGTTTTGGGAATGAACCAATATCACGCTTCCTGCAAAGATGATCCCAAGCGCGCGCTATATCTTTCCGCTGCAATTCGCTCATTCCACCATCCCCCTGATTTCAAGCGAAAGCAGCGCCGACTCATAGACAGCGACCACCAAAGACAACTCGCCTTGCGCCTTGATTTGTTCCGGCGTCATGCTGCGCCGTTTGATCAATTGCTTGATTGCTTTCTTGTCATAGCCATCGGTCGCAGCGCCTGCATACTTCACCGAAAGCTGTTCTTTCAGATCGGCCACCCGCGCCAAAACTTCTTCAATAGCTTCAACATGGGAAAGCAGCGTTTCCCCGCTGTTCTCTAGCGCCGCTTGCGTGACGGCCTTATCTGCCGCCGTTTCCTTCATCGGTGTTTTCTTGCTCATGCTGCCACCTCATAAGCCCGAACCCCTGCGTTCCACGCCGCGACGGCCTCTGTCTCAGACCAATCGGCACACTCCGCGCCACAGGTGCAGGTGACGAAGAAAAGAGCATCATCAAACAGGTGCGTCACGTCAGGCTTGCCTGCCCCGCACGGGCAATCCAGAAGATCGCCGTGGGTGATATCCTTGCTTGTCATGCTGCAAACTCCTTATTGGCCTTCGCCCCGCTCCGCGCATCGTTCCAGCGCATCACCGCGCCCGTGTCGCTGTTCGACCACGGCCCAATAGAACCGCAGACCGAAAAGCCGCAGACGACGCGCCACTGTATCGGATAGCCGGGGCGGCCTTGCTTGTTCATCAGCGTTGCACTGTCATGCCCACAGGCGCGGCACGGGTGCGCTGCAACTTTCAAGAAGCTCATGCCGCGCGCCCCTCTAACCGGGCTTCGACCGCCAACGACGCTTCAAGCCGCGAAACAATTTCAGCGTTCATGCTGCGCCGATTGATCCGCGCTGCCTCTTGGATCTCATTGCGCAAGCTTTCCGGCCAGCGCAGTTGCGTTACAAAATTATTCATAGCGTCCCTCGTATGATTGCACTATGCCACTAGATGCACGATGCAACTATTGACTGTCAATCTGTTAACATTGCTTTTCGCAAAAAAGGGGAATGTGAATGTCAGACTTAAGGCCCGGTCAGGGGGCAGAAAGCTTCAACGTGCGACTACCGACAGGCATGCGTGACCGCATCAAGCTTGCCGCAGATATGAACGCCCGCAGCATGAATGCCGAAATTGTCGCCACCCTAGAAAACGCTTATCCGGCAACATCGCTTGACGTTCGGGCGGTTGATAGCGTCCTGCACTACATCGCTGCCGCATCAACACCCGCCGACACGCTTGACCGCATCCAAGAGGTGAACGCTAAGTTTGCCGGGGTCGGATCGCCCTTGCGGATCACGCAAACGCCCGACGGCAAACTTTCCATCGTCACCGATTTTTAAGGGGTCAGCATGTCAATTCTAAACATCATCACCGGGCTTGTTGCGCTTGGCTTTGCGGGCTTTTCGGCCCACATGTTCCAAATCGCAACGTCGTCTGCGCAATTCACCTTTGCTGGCATCATGCTTGCCGCCGCTGGCATCATCTTTGCAATTGCCTCCCTGATCTTGGCGATTGAACGCCGCCCCTAAAACATCGCGTCAAAGATTTCCGGCGTCAGCTCGGCCACGGGTCGGGCTGCACTGCCCCCGGCTTCCAGCTCCAGCCACGCCCGATCTAGGGCTTGGATCAATTCAACGTGCCGCAGCTCGAGCGGCAAACCCGCCAGCGCGCCTTGTTCGCGGATCTCGCGCACCGATAGCTGTTGCGGCCCGTTGTTGTGCCAGCCGCGCCCCGGCGACAGCGCCGCGAAGATCTGCCACAGCGGAACCCCGGCAATCGGGATAACCGGGTGCTGCCCCGTCGCCCTATGCCGCCGCAGCGCATCGCACATAAACCGCTCTAGCCTTTTCATTTCAGCACCCCCGCCACCGCCGCCAGCTTTCCATTTGCGCAGATCCGGCCCGCCCGCTCTGCCGCTGCCGCCCGCATCAATCCGCCCTCGGTCGCTGGCCGCGCCCCTTGCCAGCCGGGGCAGGGCGTCAGCAGATCCGGCGGCACCGTCGCCGCCTTATGGCCACACCCGGCCAACAGCGCCGCGCAGATAATCAGATAAAGGCGCATCCGCACCGACCCCCATTGATAGCTCGTTATCGAGCGCCACCGCCTCGAGCTGCGCCGCCTGTTGCTGCACTCGCCACCGATCCGCCGCGCGGTATCCCTCGAGCTGCGCCGATGCCTTGGACAGATCCGCCCGCGCCGCCCCGATCCGCTGCGATTGCCAGATCGCCAGAAATGCCAGGGCGATTATTGCCACCCCCGCCGCCCGGATCATCGCAGACCCGCAAGGCACAGATCGCGTTCCGCCAGCCGCCGCTTTTGCAGCCCCGGTATTACGCGGCCATTGTCGCGCACCCATCGCGGCAACTGATCACAGGCCCCCCGAAGGTCGCCCGCGTTGATCTTGCGAAACATGGTCGAGGCGCAAGCCTGCCGCGCCCCCACGTTGAACGTGAAGGATAGCGCCGCCAGATAGGTTTCGTCGGGCAGGGCGTCGGGGCGCGCAAGGCAAGCGCGCATCCCGGTTTCATGGTCGATCAGATCGGCCACTAGGCGCTGATCGCAGCCCGCCTTGGTTTCCACATCGCCCAGCTTCACGCCGCGCGTTGCCCCGTAGCAGATTGTCGGCACCCCGCCGCCGTCCAGATAGGCGGCAAGGCTTCGGCCTTCAAACGCCCCCACCAGCGCCACCGCTGCCGCAAGCAGCACCCCGCCCGCCTTTAGCCGCTCGCCGCTCATTCCGCCGCCCCCCGCCGCCAGCGCGCCAGAAACCGCGTGATCTGCAACAGCAGCCACAGCGCCGACAGCACAGGCACCAGCGCCGCCGCCGTGGTGCTAACCGTTTGCAGCGTCGGCACCCATGCAGGCATCACCAGCCCCGCCGCAGCCACGCCTGTTGTCGTCTTGCTCATAATTGCCTCACTTGTCATTTATGCCGCCCCCGCATCTTCGGCGGGTGCCGTATAGGGTGCTGGCCCCATCGCCAAAGCTGCCGCGAAAATCTCGCGCCCATGCGGCGCAACGTCATTCGGATCGGCGGTGAACAGCAGCCAGCCCCAACTCGGAAACTCAACCTCAACGTCAATCCGACCATCGGCGGTAAAAACCGGGTTTCTGATTTGCATCATGCAATCCTCATCCAAAGAGTTGCGCCGTAGATAGCCGCGCCGCCCGTAAAGTTGGTTGTGTAGTCAAAGTTGCCCATGCATCGCCAAGTGCCAGACAAGGCCGATCCGCTCGTAAATGTTGCCGACCCGGACGAACTCGGCACCATGTAAGGCGCAGTCGTTGGAGCCAGCGTTGACCCGGCCACGGTTGCACCAAATGCAGCGTCAGCACCGCCACGGGCAAAAACATAGGTTCCAACGCCGCCCGCCGTCGTAAACCATGTATCCATCGCCGCGAATTGCAGGCGCGGCGCACCGATAGCCCCCTCAAACATCGCCAGCGGGTTTTTCCAAAAGCGTTTCCACAGGGTCGATTTACTCGGCGCGCCGGGGTCGGTTTCGGTTTCAATAATCGCGCTATAATCTGTCATCAGATCGCCTCATAAGCTGCCGATCCGTCCGGCATTTTTAGGGTTGTGTCGTCACAGGCAAATTCGCCCGTCAATTTTTGGGTTTCGGTGGCGCTAGAAAACACCGGGCAATCGTTCGCCGTCGCCGCGCCGTAGCGGGCGGAAAACTGATAGGCTTGCGCAATCAATTCGATTTCGTGGCCCGGTTCCGGCTCTGATCGGCTGATAACCTGCATCAGCGTTTGCACGGGCTTCCCCGTGGCATCGGCCAGCGTCTTTGACGACACGCGCAAAACATCGGTCAGGCCGATAGCTTTATCTTGCCAATCGACCCGCAGCCGGGTTTGCGTCGGGGAAGACGAAAACCGCTTAAGCAACCGCGACGACAAAACCAGCGCCGCACTGTCATTGCCATCGTTCAGCCAGCGACAGAAAATCTTGCGGGTGCGGGTGTCGCCATAGGCCAGCGCGCCCTTGGCGGTCAGGTCTGGCACATAGGCCGCGCGCCGGAAATTGTCGGCATCGGTCGCGGATTTCGTCGGGTCTTTCTGCACCGTGAAGAAAAGCACCTCGGTCAACCGGGCATCATCGCGGTCAAGCGTTTCAATCGCGGTTAGGTTTGCATTTTCGGTCAGATCATAAACCGGGTCCGTGAACGGCGGGCGGTTGCACTTTAGGCCAATGGTCTGCGCCACCTCATCCCACCAGATCGACAGGCCCAGCACCGCCAATTCCCCAATCAGCTTTGCAACGCCCGTCGGGGTGCAAATATGGGTCTGCGCCAGAACATCGGGCATCCAGCGGGTAATCTCTGCCGCCCATGTTGCGACAGGCACAAAAGCAGCCGGCACCCCGGCATAATCGACCAGCAGGCTTTCAATCAGATCATCGAACCGCATCCCCGCCGCATAGAACACGGGTTGCAGCGTGTCGCCCACCGCATGGCTGGCAAGCGTTGTTCCGGCCAGCCCGCGCCCCGTCAGCGTCACCACGTCGCCCACACGGGTAAACGATATAATCTCAGACCCGATTACGGCCCGCCCGCTGGCCGCATACTTCGCCCCGATCCCCGTTGGCGTCAGGGTTAGCGCGGTCGCTGCCGTATCAATCGCGGCCAGCAAATAGCCTTCGCCGGGTTTTGGGCATAGCGCCCGGTCGTTACTGGCAAGGTCGAGAATATCGCTTGCCTCAATCCGCACGCGGCCTTGATCATCGGGCGGTGAAAACGACGTGATGATGTAGTTGCGGGTCACGCTGTTGACCAACGCGCCGCCGACCATTTCCGCTTGTATCACCCGCAGGGCGCGGCCCGCGTAGTAAGGCCAGCGCGCCCGCAGCTTGGCAAAGAAGGTGCCGCGCGTGGCCGGGTCATAGCCGCCCTCGTCGATCTGCGCCGCGCCGCTGATCCGCTCCGCTTGATAGGGGTCAAGGAAACGGTCGTGATAGGCAAAGTCGGCCATTTCAACAGAAACGGTTGCGCGCCGCCCGAAGGCCGAAAGGTTATCATCGGCCCCTGATATGTTGACGGTCGAGGTGATCGACGACACGGAAACCAGCGCCGGAAAGATCGGCGCGCCCTTCGGCAAGCCCGCGCGCGACTCGGCAAAGCGCAGGGTCTTAACCACCTTGGAAAACGCCAGCGGCTTCGCGCATGTCGCGTAAGTATCAAAGCACTTGCGCACCGTTGCACCGCCCAGCGTGGCCGTGCAGGCTCCGACGCCAAAGGTTAGCGCGCAGGTGTCAACGTCGATTTCAACCAGCGTTACAGGCTCACGCGTCATAGCCCGCTACCCCCATTTTTACGCTGGCATACTTGCCGCCGTCCATCAGCGCCGGGCGCAACTCACCGCCAGACCGCCAGACATAGCCAATGTCGTTTGGCATGTTCAGCCCAGACCCGCCCCAAAAGAACGGCTTGCCGCTGTTGTAATGCTTGCCAAAGGCGCGCAGGTCGCCGTCAACAAAGGATCGGGCAAGCGGCGAAAATTGCACGTCCTGCGCCAAGGCTTTGCGCCGCACCGATCCGTCAATGTAATGCCCGCCCAAGCTCGAGGCGGTTTGCAGGTCAAGCGTTTCCGCGTCTGGCATCTGCACATAAGGCGGTTGCACCCATCCGGGGAACACCGTGCGCAGGCCCAGCATTGCCACGCCGATTTGCGGCGCAATCGCAACCGCCCCCGGCGAATAGAAATAGAACCGCTGCACAGTCCGGGGCGCGAATAGATAGGCGATTGCATCCGGCCCATTTGCCGCCAGCGTGGCCGCGCTCAGTGTAAAAACCGATGTATAACCAGACGCTAAATCGGGGGACGTTGTAAAATACAGGTCGCCGCCGTGGGTGCTAAGGTTGTGCGCCGCCACGCAAATTGTGTCGAAAGTCTCCGGCGCGGGCAGCACCCCGAAGATATTGTAAGCAGGCGATGCGGGCTGCCAGTAATCAAAGGTCTGGGGGCCAATGATATTCGCCACCTCGCACCCTGCCACCGCTGGGGAAGATCCAGCCAGATTTGCCCGCGCAAAGCCATTGTCAAAAAGCGCAAAGGGCTTTTCGGTATCAAGCGCACCGCTGCCTAGATAGATCATTGCACAAACCCCAATTGCAGGCCGCGCTTGCCAAACTCTTTTTGCAGCGCCGTCGCCAAGTCGATAATCGCTTGCCCGGAATAGATCGCCTTCGGGTCAAGCCCCTTCATCGTCACAAGCAGCGGATCGGCGGCTTGCGCGGTCGAGGCGGTCGAGCTGGCCGCGCTGGACGCTTTTGCAGATCCGCCACCAGCCGAACCACTGCCGCCAAGCGCAGAAACAAGACCCATACCCGCCGCACCAATTGCGGCCATTGCAGGAAGTTTAGCCCAGAACCCTAGTTTCTGATCGGCCAAAACCTGCGCTTGCGCCCGAAGGGTGTTGATTAACGCCTCTGCGGCTGCAAATTTTCGGCTTGCCGCAAGCATCTTGCCTTGACCCGCACCCGTCAAAGTCGCCATCGCACCGAAGAATGTCCCCGCATTCGCAAGCGCCCCGGTGTCGCCCTCGTCACGGATCGCCCGCAGCCGCTCTTGGTGTTTCAGCTCCAGCCGCTCAAGCGCCGAATGCCTGCCACCGATTGCCTGCAACTGCGCTTCGGTCGCACCGTTCAACAGCGTCAGGCTTTCCGCATACCACGCGTTGACCGCCTCGCGCTCGGTTTGCAGATCCGCCAGCACAGCCGCCAAACGCCCGCCGCCACCACCGCCGCCGCTCGAGCTGCGCCCCGGCTTCGGCTTCGGTGCCTTGATAGTCATTGTCGCAGATCCCGACGCAGTAGCCCCGGCGCCACCGTCGCCGCTGCCCTCGCTGGCCCCGATACCGACGCCCGCAATCTTGCCCATGTTGAAAAGCAGATCTTTGGCCCAATCGACCGCCGACGACAGCGCCGTTGATACGTCGTCAACCGCTGCCACCGCCCCGCCCAGATTAACGCCGTCAATCTTGTTTGCAGTTTCCAGCGCCGCCGCCGCCCGGTCGATTAGCTTTTGCATTTCCGTGTCAAGCTGGGTGGCAGGTATCTTGCCGTCCTTCACTTGCGCCACAAGCAAGCCCATTTCCCCGGTAATGTCCGACAGCTCTAGCGCCAGATCATTTTGCCCCAGCTCGAGCAAATAGGGGATTTCGTTTGAAATCGTGTCAGCGGCAAAGGTGACGCGCTGTTGCAGTTGATCGTAAAGCCCCGCCAGCTCGGCCAGATCCGCCTTTGATTTTTCCAGCGCCGTCGTATTTTCCGCCAGCGCCGCCGCAAGATCCGGCCCCAAGATATTCGCCGCCGCGTCTTGCGGAATAATATCGTCCAGTCGGTCAAACGCGCCGAAAAGCTCAGCCGCCCAAATCACGCCCTCTTTGAACATCGCGCCGATTGTCTGCCGCACCTTGTCGAATTTGTCGTCAAGCTCTGCCGCTTTTCTGATCATGTCGGCGTCAATAACCGTGCCAGCCGCACGGGCTTCCTCGATCATGCCATCAATCCCGGCGCTGCCGTCACTCATCGCCAGCACCATTGCCTTGCCGCCCTTGCCGAAAGCCTCGGTCACAAGCGCCATTTTTTCCGCAGCATCGGGGCTGTTCTTCACCACGTCGGCATAGTCGCGCAGCACGTCCAAGGTGCCACGCATGGCCCCGGTGCTATCGGTGATCGCAACGCCCGATTTTTTCATCAGATCCGCCAGCGCGCCACCGTTTGCCGCTGCATCGCCCAGCCGCGCGGCAAAGGCTTGCATCGCGCCTGCCGCCTCATCGGCGTTGACCCCGGCCAGCTTTAGCCCCTGTTCAAGCCCTTGATAGCTTTCAACGTCGATCCCCACCCGATCGGCAATGTCTGCCAGATCCGCCATTTCCCCGATTGCGGCTTGCGCAGCCCCAACAAGCCCATTCAGCGCACCGACGGCCAAGCCCCCGGCGAATGCCTTTGCAAAGCTGCCGATCTGGGTATGAACCGACGCAAGCGCCTGATTGATCCGCGCCGACGCCGCCACCATGTCGGCTTCCATTTGTTTCGTTGCCCGCGAAGATCCGCGCGCCAGCCCGTTATAGGTCCGGGTTCCGCGCCGCTCTGCCGCTGCCATCCGCTTTTCAAATTCTGAAATGCGGGCTTCCAGCATCACCACCAGCCGCTCGTCTGCGCCATCGCTCATTTATGCCACCCACATATCATCGGAAAACCAGTCTGCCGCCGTGACAAAGCGGTCCTCGCCCGCCGCAGCTCGGGCAACCGCCATTGCGCAGGCAACCGCGCCGTCAATCTTGTTGCCGGATCTTGCCTTGTGAAACATGCGCACCCCGGCCTTGTCGGTTTCGACTTGCACGTTTTCGAAATTCCACCGCAAAACCGGGTGCGCCCCGTGGCGGAACTGCCCCGCCAAAATCACCCGCTCCAGCTCTTTCACCGCTGGCCCCATCGAAACCCAGCCTTGCCGGAATTCGACCGCGTTAATCCCGTCCGCGCTTAGGTCGGCCATCATCGACCGCCCGAAGGTCGGGTCAAATGCCACCTCTTGCACGTTGAACCGGGCGCACAGCTCGCGCACATGGGCTTCGACCGCGCGCAGATCCACCGTGTTACCTGGCGTCGGGATAATGAACCCATCTTCGGCCCAACTCACATAATCCACGCCGTGCCGATCCCCGCGCGCGCGCAAGTTATCTTCGGGGCAGAAGAAAAACGGCCAAACCGTATAGCCGCCGCCCTCGTCGCGCCACGCGCAAACAACTGCCGTTAGATCCTCGTTTTTCGACAGGTCAACGCCGATCCAGCACGGCGCTTGCGAAATCTCCAGATCCTCTAGATCAACATCAAACCCGCCCCGGTCATATAGGTGCATTTCGACAAACGGGCTTGTCGAGCTATCCAGCCAACGGTTTAGGTTGAACTGCAAAAAGCTATCCCGCTCAAATGGGGAATTTTCCGCCTTTTGCACAATGTCGCGGAAAGCTTCTAAATCCGGGTATCCGTGCCGCAACCCCGGATTTACGGCAAACCATACCGCTTCATCTTTCCAATCATCCTCTGGCTCGGCCATGAAAATAACGGGAAGCGTGGCCGGATCTTTCACTTGGCCTTTTTGCACCCGAATAGCGTATTCAACCACATTCCAAGCCAGATTTTCTTGCCCACGCCCCGACGTGGTTAGCGTCATGTCCAGCGTTCCCGGCACCTTCACCAGCGCCGACGTTAGCGCGTCATATTGCAGCCGCCCCTTGTTGCCCGCCCACGCGTGCAGCTCGTCCTTTAGCACTACGTTTGGCGTCTTGCCGTGCAGGGCGTTGCCGTCTGCCGCCACGGCAATATAGCGGCTCGAGGTTTCGGCGTGTGAAATCCGGCTGATATACTCGCGCACATCCAGCCGCTTGCGCAGGCGTTGGTCGTTTTGAACAATCATGGCGCACTCGCCAAACAGCTCTAGCGCCTGTTCATGCGCCGACGCTGCCGAAACAATAAGCTGCCCCGGTTGCCGCTCCGGCCCGATCAGGTGCAGCAAGGTAATGGCCGCAGCTAGGGAAGTTTTGCGATTGCCGCGCGGCACCAACAAAATCACCCGGCGCACAATGCGCCGCCCTAGATCATCGCGCGGCCCATAGATCGCCTTGATAATCGCCTCTTGCCACGGGTCCAATTGAAAGGGGTGGCCCGGTGCGGGGTTCTTCGGGTGCTTCAACTTGCGCAGAAAATCAACCGCGCGCTGCCCGTATCCAAACGGGTCGGCAATCGTTTCCGGGGCGTCAATCCATTCAGGGCGCAGCATGTCCAGCCTTCAAAAATTAAACAGGTCGTCTTGATCATCTTCATTCGAAACCGTCGGCCTCGAGCGCGAAACCGGGGTCAAGCCCAGCTCCGACGCCATCAGGCGCGCGCGGTTGGTGGCATCGGCTTGCACCGAACAAGCCGGATTTTTGCGGCTTGAAATCACGCGGCTGTTGCCGTCCTTGTCCAAGGCATAGATCAGTTGCACCGCGCCTAGCTTGCGGATCTCGCGGCCCATCTCTCGGGCAAGGCCAATGGCCTCGCAGTAATTTTCCAAGATCCCCAGATCGGCGCGGGTCAGAATTTTGCGCTCCACCAAAAGCGGATAGACCCGGTCCCATTCTGCCGCCGCATCAGGCCCCATGAAATCGGGCGCAGCCATGTCAGGCAAAACGTCGCGCTCGAGCTTGATATGGGGCTTAGTGCCTTTCATGCCTTGGCCTCGCAATGCAGCTCGAGGCCCCGGCCTTCCCGAAAATCGCCGCTGCCGATCTGGGTCAGGTTGTAAGCCTCGCCCAAAAAGATCACCCGATCCGACAGCAGGACGCCCGCGAAGGCGCGCACCCGGAACACAAGCGCGACCATTTCGACAGCACCCGCCGCGCCCTCGATCCGCTCGGCGCGGCCCTCGCTCACCTTTTCGGCGCGCAAGGTTGCCAGCGGCCCCCACGTTTCAACCGGGGTTCCGTAGGCGTCGGGCGCAACCGTCGCGCGCTCGAGGCGGATCACATGCCGCAGCTTGCCCGCTCTCATAGCCCGCCCCCGGTCAATGTCGCGGTCACGGTCACAATGCCGTGCGATGTCACCCCGTCCGGGTCGCGGATATAGCGCGCGGTCGAGGCCCAGCCCGCCAGCACAAAGCCGCCCTCGAGCGGCACCCGGCCAGCCCGCACCGCCTGCCGGATCTGCCAGCCGATAGCGCGCACCCCGGCTAGGGAAACTTCCTCTTTCCAGACGTGCAGCGTGTGAACAATCTGCACAGATCCGCCATTGGCAAAGCCACCATCAAGCTCTTGCGTCTCGCCCAAGATGATCGAGGGGGAAAGCGTCGGGCGGGCGTTGCGGTCCAAGATCGAGGCCGCAGGCACCAGCGCCACCAGCTCAGGCCGCGCCAGCATCACCGCGCGCAGGGCTTTTTGCAGGGCTAAATTAGCACTCATTTCGCCTCCCTGATCGCCTTGCCGATCCCACGCTTAACGATTGCCAAAGCCTTCTTTCTGGACAGCCGAAACCCCGGCCAAAAGAACGGCTTGGCGGCTGTTCTTGACGTGCCGTATTCGACCAGATGCGCATAGCGCACGTTTGAATTGCCCACCGTTACCGCCGCCATATTGGCAGGCACAAAGCTAGATCCGCCCGGCTGGCTATAGGGCGGGGTGCTTTCATTCGGCCCGGTGACGGCAATGCTTGCCAGCATGTCGCCCTCATCGACCGGGGCAAGCTCGCGCATCGTATCCGCGACCATATCCGCCGCCCGGATCAGGGGCAGTTTCACCCCCTCGCGCGCCGCCTCGGGTATGGCTTTCATGCGGCGTTGAAAACTTGTCAGCCCTTCGCCCATGTCAAAACGTCCAATCGCGGTATTCGCGCAGGATCTCGGTCACGCCAAAGGGCGGCTCGCGCAGCACATCGGCCCCGGCCTCGCGGTTCTCATACCAATGTGCCGCCAGCATCAGCACCGCTTGCCGCAGCGCATCCGGCACCGCCTCTTGACCCGCGCCGCCATAGGTCGCGGCAAAGGTGAAACCTAGCTTGCGTTCAACAAAGCTCTCCGCTGCCGACAAAATGCGGGTCAACATGGCGTCGTCAGTCGCGCCCAGATCATCCGTAAAGGCCAGATGCGCCCGCAGATCCGTTAAGGTGTTGATCGCCATGCCCAAAAAACTCCAATTCCCGCAAATATCGCGCAAGACACCCCGCGCCGGTCCCCGCCTTAAGGGGGAAGTTTAAGACCACCCCCCCCCTAGGCCGTCACAGATCAGGTTGGGCTTGCATGGGTCACAACGATGTTGCTGTTGGGCTGGATCGAGAACTTGACCAGACCAATCTCGCCCGACGGATCATCTTCAACGCCGACCACAGCACCCACGAAAAGGCGCGTCGAATTCTTCGGGCTTGCGCCGCTCGTCGGCTTATCGGCAAAGGTGAACCGCATAGCGTAGTTGCTCACCGCAGCATCAAAGGCCGCGCGCATGGCAATCTGGCCCGCGTCGGTCGGGTCAATGCCGCAGACCAGATCAAACGCCTTTCCCTTGCGCATCACCTTAAAGACACGGGTGCGCCCATCGGTCACGTTGCCGAATTCAGCGGTCGCCCATTCGTCAATCGGTGCGCCCAACGTCTTAGGTTCCTTAACCTCGGTCGCAGCGGTCAAAGGGGTTGTGAAGTCTGCCGCAACAAAGTCTGCGCTCTTAAGCGCCACAACTGCGCCCACCTCAAACTTGCTGCCCGTGATCGTATAGACGGCCATCCGTTATCCTTTCCTCTTTTCTTCGCGCTGTTTGGCGCTGTTGTGGTGATAGGCACAAAGGCTCTGCCAGTTGGTTTGATCCCAAAACTTGGCCCGGTCGCCCTTGTGCGGCTCGATATGGTCAACGTGATCGGCGCGCTTGCCGCACCGCTTGCACCACGGATGATCTGCCAGCCATTCCTTGCGCGCCGCTTCCCATTTCGAGGTGTAGCCGCGCGCGCTCGAGCTGGGGCGGGTGCGGTCAAAGCGCGCCTTGCGTTCCCGATCAGCCGCCGCCGTGCAAGCGCAACGCTGGCCGATTGCCACCGTCTTACCGCACTTGCACAGACGCGGCGCACGGATCGGCATCAGGCGACAGGCCGCGCCAGAGGCTCGAGAACCGCCACCGCGCCAATCGTGGCAGAGGTGCCAGAGGCCAGCGTGAACACCGGGCGCACATACCGCTTGCTGCCCAGATAGCCCAAGCGATAGCCGTAGTTTTGCGCCAGCACTGCCGGGGCGTCCGATTGCTGCAATGCTGCCGGAACATCGTTCCAAGTGCTGCCATCGGTGCTTTCTTGCAGCTTCACAGAGAAGGCCGCAGCGCCAACAATCGCGCCCACGGCAACGAAGATAGCCGCCGAACGGATGCCAAGCAGATCCACCGAAAGGCCGTTAGTCGTCGCGGCCAACGACGCAGGAAGAAGGGCAGATTTAACCGCCAAGCCGGAATAAAGGTCACGCATGGGGAAGGCTCCAAAAGGGGGAAGGAAAGGGCAGGGCTAGACGCCCCGCCAAGCCGACGGCCTTAGCTCATCAGCAGCTTTTTGAACTTGGCAGGCATGATCACCTTGCCGCCGACACGCCGCCCCGCATGGAAACGGGTGCGCTTGAAGGTGGCTTGCGAATAGGGGTCAACCAGCATCGACAGGGCCAGACGGTCCAAGATCCGATAGCCCGAGAAGTCGCCGTAGATAATCGGCGTTGCCGCTGCCGCAACGTCGGGCATGTCGATAACTTCGACAATCGGGCGGCCCAGCAAGGTTTCGGGCTGGCCTGCCTGCAACGACGCTTGCCACAGGTAATTGTTGGTCGTGTCCTTCAACAACCGCACAAGGCCAAGCGTGGTGCCGTTCATCACCCAAGCGCCCGCGTTGCGATAGGTCGGCGTGATCGAGTAAAGGAACGCAATCAGCTTGTCAGCCGACAGCGTAGCGCCGCCGTTGGCAAAGGTTGCAACCGAGGTATTCGTCAAGAAGCCCTCGGGCTGGGTCACGCCGTTCCCGGTCGCAAATGCCGTGGTTTCTTTCTTGGCGAAATCTTCGGTCAGGCATTCGCGCACTTCGGTTTCCGCTTGCGGGGCGTCCTGCAACAGCATGTTAGAAATATCGACATAGGTTGACATGCCCTTGGTCAAAACCTCGAGCTGGCCGAAAATGTTGGTCGTCGTGGTTTCGGTTTCTTGGTCTTGCTCATCATCCCAAGTCGCATTGCCCATCGGCTTGCGGGTCGGATAGACGACAGACGGCGAATTCGTGCCGCGCACAGACGCAAGCGAGCGGATAGGCGACATTTCGACAATATCGCGCAGGATCTCAGACGACATTTCAGGCGGTGCCAGATAGCCGCCGTTCGGGTCGCTTGCCAGCGTCAAGGCTTTCAACTCGGCCTCTCCCGCCATCGGCCCGCGCTGCAAATAGGCTTGAAACGCCTTGCGCTCAAGGGTCGGTTCTTCGGTCTGATCGCCAGCGCCGGGGCGGTTCGATTTCACCTCGAGCTTGTCAAGCCGTTGCACATAAGGCGCGACCGCTGCCGCCACCGCGTCGGCAATCGCCCCCGCGTGTTTCGCCTCGAGCTTCGCCAGCTCCGCCTGCATTTCCTCAAGTGTCATAGCATCCTTTCCGGCCCCAATGGCCTTAACGCCCGTGATTTTTGCGCCGGGGTGCATCGGCACCGCGACAATCGAAATTTCGAAAAGATCCATCGCCAGCAGATCGCGCCCGCCACCAGCTCGAGGGGCTTTTTTCGTGGCGATGTAACCGATTGACAGGCCAGACAGCGCGCCCGCCAAGATCATCGCCCGCACCTCTGCCGCGCGCGCCACATCTTCGACCAGCAAGCGCCCCTTAACCTCGAGGCCCGCCGCTGTTTCGGTCAGGCTTTCCCAGACCCCCACCACGTCGCCTTGATCGTGGTTAAACAGCATTGGCAAAGGCGGCTTGGCCCCGGCAAATGCGCCCTTGCGCGCAATGTCGCCGCCCCGGTCTGCACTGCCGATAGGCGACGCAATGCCCGTAATCGTGCCAGCCTCATCAATGGCATATCTTGCCTTAAACTCGAGCTTATCCATCACATGCCACCCCGGAACGCGCGCCGATCATCCGCAAAGGCGTCGATCTGCGATTGAACCCAAACGCCCGCGCGCAGCAGGCGCAGCACGTTGTCAAAGGTGAAGGGAACGGGCTTTCCGTCCTCGATCACCTCCCAGCCGATCACACAGCGCGCCAGATTGCGCAGGCGGGCTTTCTCGCGGTTCTCGCCGCTCACCCGGCCATCAAAGCCCGTCATATCGGCCAGCTCGTCAACCAACGCCAAGCGCGCGCGGGCTTGCACTGCGCTATCTGGCCCCGCCACCAGCACCCGCAGCCCGGTCGCCTTACCCGTCACCGGGTCGGCAAGATCCAGCCACGCGCCCCGGTCCTGATCGGCGGAAAAGCCCTCGATTTCATTAAGCTGCATTTGGCGGCACCTCTGGCGGGTTTGCGGGCGGTTGGTTGTCGGTCGTGGTGATATTCGGGTTTTCGAAAAGGTCGCCGCCATCGCGGGGCGGCAAGCCCAGCCACTCGCGGCCCGTGTTGGAATTGATCACCTTGGATGCAATCAGGCTGTTGATTGCCGCCGCCCGTGTTTGCAGATCCGCGCGGGTCATGTCGTCGCGGTCAAAGCGGATCACAAAGCGCCCACGCTCAGACGCGGGAAACAGCGCCCGCGATAACGCGCCCTCGAGCGCGCGCAGCCACGGTTCAAGGCAATAGGTCAGGAATTCGCGGCCAAGCTGTTCGGTGTTGCCCCACGTTGCCCGGTCAAGGTCAAACAGCATCGAGGGCGGCACCCGGAACGCCCGCGCAATCTCGAGGATCTGAAACTTGCGGTTTTCCAAAAATTGCGCATCGGTCGAGGTGAACGTGAACGGCGAAAAGCCTGCCCCGTCGTAAAGGATCGCAGTTTTGCCGCTCTCGCCGTCGGCCTCATGGGTCAATTTCCAAGCGGCAATGGCTTTCTTGATTGCCGCCTCGCCCATGCCTTGCGGGAAGGTCAAAGCGCCCGAAGGCCGCGCGCCCTTGCCGAATAGGTTTGCCGCATGGCGCGACAGCACAAAGGCCACGCCGATTGCCTCGCGCGCCAAGGTCAGCGGCGCTTTGCCAAAGGGCGCGCGCAGGTGGATCATGTCCGCCGCCGCAACCGCCCGGTTGTTGATCTTGTAAAACGGTTCCCCGGTGTTTTGGTCAAGGTCAACCGTCACCACGCCCGAGCGATAGCGGATCAGCTCCGCCACCCCAGATCCCGAGCGGTTGACGTAAACCAGCCCGCCCCGATCATCCGACAGCGCATCAATCACAAGATCCCGGATCAGCTCAAATCCGCTTGTCCAGTCGTTTGCGCTGCCCCGCAGAAACGATAAAACCGGGTGCGCCCCGGCGTCGGTTTCGGTGCCATCGTCGGCAACCTCTTTGACCATCACGTCAAGGCAAGCCGCAGCCTCGCTGATCACCTTGATTGCAGATCCAACTGCCGGGATATTCAGCGCCGTTTGCGCCGAAATCGAAACGCCCGTTGCCGTCGGCATAAGGCCAAAAAGGGCCAGCAAATCCGTTGACGGATCGGCAAGCCCTTTAGTTTCGGGTTTGAAAAGGCGGGGTATGATCGAGCTGATTTTCATATCCCATTGTCTGCCCCTTCGCTCGTCTAGTCGGCTAGCCCCTTAAACCTGCCAAGTCCTGCCATCTTCTGCCAAGTCCTGCCAAGCTATGCCGCGACAAGCCCGCGCCGCTCCATCCAGCGCGCCAATTGGTCGGGATGCACAGCCCACCGACCGCCCACACGCAGCGCCGGAAAATCGAAAACCTCCGGCTCATCCAGCCACCGCGCCACGGTCCTTTCACTTACCCCGACGTGGCCCGCGATTGCCTTCACCCCATAAATCCAAGCAAGTTTTGCCATCTTCTGCCCCCCGATTTTATCAAGTCTTGTTTCTAAGCCATTGCGCGAACCGTTCAGCCTGCGCCGTCGCCCGTTCATCGCTTTCCGAAGGGGGCCAGCGCGTCGGCATATCCCAGCCAACCACCCGGCCCACACAGCCCTTGCGACCGATTACCGCAAGCAGCGGGTGGCCGTGGTGCGCAAGCCATTCATCCCAAGCCAATTCGCTTTCGCTACCCAGCTCCACAAGCTGCGAAGTCGGGCAAGGGCGAACACCACCCGGCACCACCACTTTTGTTGCCGATCTAGGCCAGCGATTTGCGCCCGCATTTTGGTTCATATTTGGTTTATCCTTATAGGGGGGTATGGGGGGATTTTCTTCCATGGCACCCGTTGGTGTCACAGGCGGCACCCGTTCGGGTGTCACGCTTGGCACTCGTTCAGGTGTCACAGG